CGCTGCTGTAAGACGCCCCTTCGAGTCAACCGTGAAACTTCCGACGGTACTTGCATTGCCATAACTCCCTGCCGTAACAGCCGTTGTTGCTAATGTTGGATTTGGATATGTGCCTGTAAGATCACCACCAGCAGACCCGCCCGGTGTTGTGCCGCTAATCGTGACATTAGAAGCCGCTGTAAGTTGACCTTGAGCATTAACAGTAAATGTACCAACCTGCGTGGAAGATCCGTATGAACCAGCCGTAACAGTCGTGCTTGCAATGCTGATTGTCCCAGATCCTGTAATAGGACCACCAGTCAAACCAGTACCAGTTCCAACAGACGTGACAGTCCCGTTGTAAGGATTGTTAATAGTGACGTTGCCTGTCAAAGCTCCGCCACCTGTCAAATTTGTGCCAGCCAAAACATAGACAGTATTGGGAACAGCGCCCGACACATTAGCGACAGGTATGGTAATGCCGACATTAGATGCCGCAGTAAGGCGACCAGTGCTATCAACAGTAAATGTCGCAACAGCACCATTGCTACCATAAGAACCCGCTGTGACGGTTGTTGTGCCAAGGCTTACCGTGACGTTACCTGTAAGAGCACCACCGCCTGTTAAACCAGATCCAGCAATAACATAAGTTGTATTGGCAACTGCACCAGAGACATTGGCAACGGGAATAGTTGTTGATGCCGTAACGGGTGAATTGTTATTGGCATACATATATCCTGTCAAACCAGTGACAGTAATTTGGTTAAAAGATTCGGTTGTGCCGCCTAAAATCTTTTCCCATGCTGTGCCATTAAAAATAACCCAGTCACCAACGCTCCATGAGCTGATGCCATTAAGTGTTGTATTACCTGCGGTTGATACGATGTAATAAGTATTAGCAACACCAACGCTAGATTGTAGCGTAGGAACATTTGTATTTGCGTTCCATGTACCAAGGTAGGTAAGAGTCGAACCTACCCCGTTTGCTACTTTTAGCATGGATCACCTCAGAGACCATCGCCGGGGGAGATATACAACACTGCTGTACCAGACGACGTAATGGCAGTGAAATAAGCGTTAGGCACAAATGTTATGATTTCATCTGTGTTGGGAAGAATATACAAAGTGCGTGTTGAGCTACCCGCAGTTGGTATAACGCAATTGTTACTTGCTGTTGTCGAATCTTGAGCAAATGATAAAAAGCACCCTGTTGATGAGGATGCGTTAATCACACGATATTGATTTCCACCAAGAGTCGCAGATGTGCATTGCACAGGGCTTGAAGGTGACGTCGCTGCCGTAAGTGTAACGGTATTACCCGTAATTGTATATGCGCCTGAAACTGCCATTATGCACTCCAAGGTGGCGTCAGATTAACCGATGTTGGTGTGACCTGTTGTTGGATTTGTTGGTCAATATTGGCTTCTAATGCGGAAACCTGAGTTGCACCCAAAGCCGATGTGACCCATCCCTGCACCTGAGATTCAGTCAAGTCAGCGTATGGCGTGTAAGGCGAGCCAGCAACGTAAGTTAATGAAACAGTTCCATAAACTGAACCATTGTGATTATTTCCATCAGTACCGCTAAGTACCCAATGCACTGTGTACACAACGTCTGTTTGGCTTTCGTATGTTGGGTATGCGGTCAATGTTGGGAATGACCATGTGTATGTATTAGCCATTTAAATACTCCTTATGGATGCGTTGCTTTATATGCGTCAAATTCTGCTTTAAGTTCTTGAATTGCCGCAACCAAATGCACAACAATTTTGCTATAATCAACACCTTGCGTTTTAATGGAACCGTCTTCATTGACAGCATCTTTTTCGCCATGAACTGCTAATGGAATAACCGCTTGCAACTCATGTGCAATAAAACCTTCACCTTTTGATTTGTCGCTGATCCAATCGTAGGTAACAGGTTTCAACGCACTGATTGTCGCCAAACCTGTCGTCATCGGCGTGACGTTTTCTTTCAAACGATAATCGGATGAAGTGTTATATGCAGTTGTAGAACCAGAAATTGAAATATAACCTGAAACAGACCCAGAATTACGAAATTGTTGAACGCTTCCGTTTGACCCTGTTTGATTCAAAATAATAGCATTATCGCTGGTAACAAGGATGTCCAAACTTGCGTTTTTTCTATAACAAACGCCATAACCAGATGTTTGAGCATACAAATTTGTAAGAGTGGTGTTGATTAAAAAATCACCAGAAGAGTCGATACGCATACGTTCGGCTGAGTTTGTATACAAAATAGTTGGTGCAGACGCGCTGTCGTTCCAAATGACACGGGCATATGCAGCACCAGAACCGAAGTTTGTACCAGTGGAGTTATCAATACCAAACTGATAAGACCCGCCAGTATTATTGCATTGGAGTTTTGCGTAATTTGTCCCGGTGTTGGACGTTGCTGAAATGGACCCCGTTGTTGCCCGAACATCTAATGTATATCCTGGCGAACTTGTCCCAATACCTACATTCTGAGACGCATCAATATACAAGCCTGTTGTGCCGCCTGTCTGTAATGACAGGGTTGTTGAGCTGTTGTGTATTGGAGATGTCAAAGATGAGACAATGGCATTGCCGCCTGTAATGTTGACATTGGCAAGAGCGTTTGTTCCGTTACCGATACCATTTATACCGTTGACGACGGTTGTGAAATTGGCATCAAGCTGCGACAGCGGAATTGAGCTGGTGGCAGTTGCAAAGGTATAAGTTACACTAATCGGCAGAGACATTAGAACCTCGCTCTGAGTTCGTATTCCATCTCAAACGTGTTGAGCGTGAAATTTGGTGTTGATGATGTTATCGTAAGTCCGAGATATTTACCATACTGCTGTGCATCAGACTTATAGAGTGCATAGCCAGAACCACCCGTCCATGTAATGATGGTGGATGAATTGTTAAGCCAAGAAATTGTGGCTCCAAAATTATTAGTCCAGTAAATCAAATTGGTCAGTGAATAGACAGGGCTGACATTTGATTGGCTATCGACAGTAATATTTAACGTACCGCCAGTTGTTAACGTGGCCTCAACGCCGAATTTTAGAGCCTGTTTGTCGCGTATAGTATCCTGCATAGGCCATAAGGCCGTCTGAACGGTGGAATTGATGGCTGATGTCTGGTCTTTGTAGAACTGAATTAAATTAGTTCCGCTGGTCGCATAGAGATAAATGATACCAAGATAAGGTACTGAAGTTGTTAATAAACTTGTTCCTTGCGACGTGATAAACCATTTTTTGTCAAAGAACACAGCTTGGATTGGCCTTGTTCCCTGCACAGGGTCTTTGTAATAAAAATTAAAAGCAGCACAGAGAATGTTATTGACTAAAACCTGCCCACCCGTGACGGGATAGGTAAAGTCAATAAGAGGGAAAACACCATCTAAAGCATCAGACAATTTGGTTGTCGTAGCACCAACGAGAGCGTAGACGCCATAATCATTCATAAACAATAGGGATCTAAAATAGGCGAATATGGCATTTGCTCGCCTTGTACCTACTGATGCCGACACGTTGGTATTGGTAAATGTCGTCACGCCTGTTGACTGCACAGCCACGTCTGAGAACACGTTAATGCTGTCATCGCCAAAGATGTACAGGAAGTTATTGGCGCTCACCATCGCATTGATGTTGGAGTGCAGGGTACTATCCGTAATGGTCACAGAGCCAGCCGAGACGCTGGAGTAATCATTGTACTGACCTGCCGCAGAGTAATAAACTGTACGGCCCTGAGAGAGCCACACGCGGCCTTGGAAGGTTTGTATAGATGTTGTGGGGTTAGTGCTGACAACTGCCGTAGCCGTAGCCCCAGACCCGCCTGTACCCGTATTGTTAAACACAACCGTGGGAGCGCTGGTATATCCAGTGCCGGGGTTAGTCATAATGATCTCGGTGACAATTCCGCCTGATATAATGGCTGTTGCCGCTGCCCCTGTTCCACCACCGCCTGTAAATGATATTAAGGGAGCAGTAGAATATCCAGATCCAGAATTGGTAACTAAAACACCGACTGTACCTGTAGAAAAATTTAAATAACCAACGACCGCTGTGGCATTAGTTGTTGCCCCACCGCCTGATATTGTGACGGTTGGGGGATTTGTATAGCCAGATCCAGAGTTGGTAATGCTAAGGGCTGAGACAATGCCTGATCCTAAAACTGCGGTCAGATTTGCCCCAGATCCTCCCCCTCCTGAAATTGTAATAGTCGGAGCCGTTGAGTATCCATAGCCCGGATTTGTTATTTGTACACCAACTATAGCGCCACCAGATATTGCTGTTACAACAGCTTGACCAACTACACCATTGATAGATCCGGGATCTGAAAATGTTAGTGTTGGAAAAGCTGTAAAACCAGTACCACCAGAGTTAATGGTGATATTGGTAATGGTGCTTGCAACATTAGAAATGGTAGCAACAGCCGTTGCTTGAACGCCATTTGCTTGATCTGGAGCTGAAATCGTGACTTGAGGACTTGATGTATAACCAGCGCCGGGGTTTGTTATACCAATTGCTGATATACATCCAATGGTCACAAGATTGGCTGTGTCCCATGAGTAAAGACCCTTGTTAGGGTCAGCAATCATTACACGCTCATCTTTCCATTGAGCAATACTTACATTAGCCGTTGAGAATGTTCCAGCCGAGGCTATCGTGCCTTTTGTTGCCGTCTGAATCTCATAATATTCAGCACCACCATTGGACTGAAAAGCCAAGATGTAGTCGTTATTATTGATGTTGCAAGAATCAATATGAGTGACAGTATTTGTCCATGTGACATTAGCTACAGTCACAGATTGAGGAACAACTTTTAAGTTTGCATAACCAATAGGCTGTACGTTCTCAATCCATGAAAACTCAGTCTCATCAATCGCAGTTCTATTAGACTTTGTGTTAAGGGATTTAAACGCCTTAACAACTTGATAATTTTTTTTCTGTTCGGGTGAAGCTGCCATTAGTTCACCTGTAGATACTGCGTGGGTAACCTACGAGTAAAGGCAGTCGACAGAGTATTTTGAACTTTCTTTTGATATTCAGCTTTAAAGAGTTCAGACTCGCCATAGCTCTGTTCTTGGTACTTGGCTTGATGAGCCGCATAATAAGAGACAGGAGAAATCCAACTGTCAGGTATTGTCTCAACATCACCAAGATTTACAAGTGCGTTTGGTAATACCACTGTATCAAGTTCCATGACATACACTTGATCTGGTACAGGTCCGAGATAGATGGTTCCAGTACCATAAATCGAATAAGCGATGGGACGATTGTAATATGATTGCCAATAGCGCAACTGAGCATTGAAGTTACTCCATGCCAGATAATTCAGAGGTATGCGCGTATTGCCCCAATAAATATTTATGTTGATAACATCAATTGTGTTGTTACCATTGGGGAGAGATCCGTAGGTATAGGTCTCTTGATTTGTGACCGTAGCGCTTGTTTGCAAAATACGATTGCAGCCCGTGTCTCTGACGAGCTGAACACGAGCTTGATTGATGTAAAGAGTTAGCTGATTATCAGTCCAAAAATTTGCATTTGTATCATGCAACAAGAGGCGAACTTGCGTGATGTAGTCTTGAAGTGTCGTCATTGGTCATCCACATCATGCAGCCTGTGTCCCTTTCCCCCCTCCCCGTATAGGCGCAGGGAGAGGGGTCCGGTCTACCGTTGGGGACTTACTTCGGTAGACGTTTTGCCGGGTCTCAGAAATATCAAATTGATTTAATCTTTCGAGAGCCTTCGGCATATCCAGATTTGTCTTAGTCCAGCCAAGCCGGACTAAATTCTCGGTTTTGTCATTTTTTAAATACCCAAACGTGTGAATTGCAACTTCAACCGGTACTTCCACCGGAATGTTCGGGGGAAACTTGTAAGTCTCCCCTGCCCATTTGTCCGTTAGTTCTTCACTCGTTTTATTGAGTATCCAAACTGATGACATTAGAAGTTTACCACATCACCGAAAACAGAGACGGTTACTGAGCTGTTTGCGACTGCTGTATTCACAACCACAAATAAAGCATTTGCTGTTACTGTGTTTGTGAGTGTGACAGAAGCAAGAGTCAGATCTTGGTATGTGTTTGCACCCGTCACGTTGCCAATCAACTGAGCAGATGCAACAGCATTTGATGTATTTCCATCTGACGATGTCAGAATAGAAATGTTACCAAGAGCCATGCTCGGTACCGTACCACCAGCGGTGTTGCTAGGATTTGCAACTGTAATGCGGCGAAGGATGATTTGCCCATTGTTGGACAAACCACCACTCAATAATGGCAATACTGCCACTGCATTACCTGTTGCAGCCAGAGATACAGGCTTTGCAACGGCAATACGATAATTGCCAAAGCTGTCCTGATAATTCTGTGCGACTGAATCCATACTAGCCATTAGAGTTCTCCTTAGCTAGCGTTGTAGGTTCCAGTAACAGCCTGACCACCGTTCACGTTGAACAATGTTACTGTCTGTGAGCCAGTCGTTGCATTGGCGCGGAGGTTGTAACCATCCGAAATCAATGAACCAGAACCGACGTTGGCAGCAATAAGAGTTGTCCAAGCATTTGTGTTGGTTGACGTGTTGAAGTTATTCACTTCAATTGTCACGTTTGCTGTTGGTGGTAAAAGATAAGTACCAGCAGGAATGTACTGAGCGCTTGACACGCCAGCGTTCATTGCTGTGGCATTACCGATACCCACGTTTGCGATTGTCTGTGTCAGAAACGTCGAAGCTGCCTGATTGGTAGAGACGTTTGCGACAATTATTTTGCTAAAACCACCTGACATTGTCGGTTCTCCTTAGAGTGAGAGCGAGTTGTAGCCAGTGACCTTAGTCATAGACTTAGGCTTCGTGGAGACAAGCTCTGCGATGTTGAGGACAGCGCCGACGTAGCCAATTTGCCAGTTAGGCAAAGTTGACTCAAAGCCAGTGAACACGAACTGACCTTGCTCATGGATGTAGAGCGAGAGATAGTTTGTGTTGAGGAGGTACAATGTACCTTCTGGGCAGTATGGATCTGGGTAGATCGGAACGCCAGCAACCATGAGAGCGCGGAAAGCAGCTTGTGGGCCGTTTGCGTCGCCGTCAAAGCCATGACCCGGAGTAATGACATATTGTTCTTGACCAACATAATCTTGAGCAAGCAATGTCCAAGTACCGAAGCCACAAACACCGAATGTTGGGACTTCAGCGCCCTTCTTAACAGTACCAGAAATGTACTGAAGGACGTTCTGACGGGTTGGGTTGACGTTACCTGCGGCATAAACCTTTGACGACCACCAAGGATAAGTCGTGCGGTTAATGTTGCCGTAAGTTGCAACGGTTGTGCCATCGTCAACAGCGGCAGGCAAGCCTGTGAACTGCTGAGTGTTGCTTGTGTTGTTGTACAGCGCAGTTGCCATCGCGTCCATCATCACGTTCGTCGCGTCGTTCATACGAGCTTCGATCAATGGGATAATTGCGTGGTCTTGTTGTACAGCGCCTTCCATGCCGAGGAATGGAACGGGAGCAATCATGAGCTTGAGATCGAACTCAGCATTGAAAGCACCTTGCTGAACAGCAGGCTGCGAGAATGAGCCAGAATAATCTGACCATTGAGCATTAACAAATTGAGCGCCTTGAACCGGAACGGTAACAGACGAGACGCCGCCTGTTGCTGTTTGGCTATTAGCGATCAAAGCTGCCATAAGAGGAGTGCTGTTGTAGATCTGCACAACCATCTTAGGAATAAAGGCACGACGCGTAACGTATGTAAGTTCGTTATATTGCGATGTGCCAGCGTTGGGGACTATACCGCCACCAATAGGCATTTGACTTCTCCGTTGTTACTAACCGTTTAACTCTGTCCCCAGTTTCAGCTAAAACCCAATGGGCCGTGGATTCTTCCGCAGTTCATTGAGGGCTTTGGCAGCTTCGTCGCGGGCATGGCCCACAGGATTCTTAAAAAAGCCAGATAAAGTGTTGCGAGCTTGCTCGTTCAAAACATTACGGCTTTCGAAGGCCGATGGTGTTGGAGTCGCTGCTTGCTTCATCCACTTGTAGTATTCTGCCGCAGTATCGTGATCGTGAATTTTTTTCTCAAGCATCACTTTCTCGACTTCTTCAATTTCTTCTTCAGACTGAATCTTTCCAGTCTTAAGAAGCTTTTCACGGCGTTCTTTTAAGGAATCCAATGCATCACGCTCACGGAGCTTGCCTTCAAGCTGGTCAACGCGGTTGCGTTCTTCATCCAGCTTACGAGCCATCTCATCTTTAAGGTCGATTGAATCAATAGTTAAATTCGGACGACGCTTTTTTGTGAGCCTAAGAAACGCCTCTCGGGTTTCTGGATCATCTGAGAGTTCCCTTGCAAGGAGAGCAAGTTCATCTCGGGCTTCAGGTGTTAGATCTTCGAGAGACGCCATTTTAATCCCCTATTATAGCGTTAGATAACTTTTTTGCCGTCGCCGGGAGGAACAATCTTATAAATATTGTTCGCAGCGGTCTTTTTAGGGCCAGAAAGCCCACCGAACCGGTCATAGCGAGGTGTATTGGTGATTTGACCATTTTGTTGCTGGTCTGTGGTTGGATTACGAACCGTACCAGCGCCACGAGGCTTAAATAATTGAGACATCTTAGGCTCCCATTGGGGGTGTTGGACCAGCGGGCGGAGCGCCTGCGGGCATTGGGGGTTGTGCGCCCATTGGACCACCAGCGGGAGCTGGAGGAGGCGCGTTCATCAAACCAAGATTAGGAGGTGCACCTTGCATCATCTTTGATGCAGGAGTACCGCCACCAGCTTGAGGAAGATTTTGAAGAAGCTGCATAATTTCAGCTTGCTGAAGCTCATCAGTGCGGGCTTTCTTCTTGCCAACAAGCGCTGTGAGTGAAGATAAAGCCGACATGACCTTTTTACCTTCGTCGGTTTCAGATCCTAATGCCGGGAGAGTCTGCTCAAGAAGGTCAAGAGCCATGCTCACATTGACCAGAGCTGCTTCTTTTTTGCCATCTTTAGGCTCAGGCGTTGCCATTGGTGCTGACAGTGGAGGTTGTGACGCAGTCATAGGTACGCCGGTCTCTCCAGCGAGATCTGGAGCGCCGCCACCTTGCATTAAAGCCATAATATCTGCATCAGCCATTTAACACCTGTTATATGCACCAAATAACACACAAAATGTGTTAATTGTAAAGTGAGGGGTAGTTTTTTATTCGGTCCCGCCCCCCATCAGGACAGCGCAGTAAACGGGGCTAACCCGTTTATTAGTTAGCGCTTTGCCTTACGACCCTTGCGACGCATGAACGCCTCCATAGTTAGAATTAAGGATTGGGCGGATGAGCTTACCCCCCGAAGGGATTAGCGCTTATGCTTACGAGACTTACGAGCCATTGATGGCCTCCATACGTTAAAACGTCCCCAAAACTTTTTAGTACCGCTTGCCGCGCCGTGAGCGCTTCATTGACTTGTACATTTGACACCTCAATAACGCCGTGGTTGGCGAGAATAGGATCGTATGTTTGTACCCGGCGTAGACTGCCGAATATTTGACACACGGTAATCCATAGTAGGGCTTTTCACGTCTTGCGTCAATTGTCGTGTATCTGCACGAGGTTGGTCACCAACTGTGACTTGTCCTTTAGCCATGTTTCTTATCCTTTGCGGGCATAGGCGTTACATTTCCGCCACCTTGAGGATGATTTTGCTCTGCTTTCTTAAGCCGTTCAAGAAGTTGTTGCTTCATGGGCGGATCGAGCAATTCGATCAGGCTTTCTTTGTCGATTGCGCCAGCTTTAAACATATTAAAAGCGAGGGAGCGCATATCTTCCATAAAGATCGGGCTGTTTGAGTGCGCGTCAACTTTGACCATATAATTCTTGGTAAATTGGTCAGCAATGAACGGCGTTCCATCAATATCTTTGTAATGAGTGTTGTCGTAAGCCTGAATTAGCTTCATGTAGAGAGACGACATCTTTTCCAAAGCATCTTCAATGTTAAGAGCACGCTTTTTAGCTCGGCTTGAACCGAGTCGCGCAAGCTGGGAGGCGTGACCAGCAGATCTGACGCCTTGCTCGCCTTTTCCTGACAATACGTTGTTAATGCCTGAAGCTTCTTCAAACATAGCGTCAATTTGGTCGAGTTGAGCATAAAGATCCTGAGGCAATTGAGGAGCCAAACGCTCGGCTTTAACGCCGGGCATATCAGACGACAGCAAGCCACCCGGACGATTAAGCGCAAAGTCTTTTTCATCCAAAATGCCTGTAAACCCTGACAAAAGGGTCGGCGGCGAGACTTGTTTTGACAAAAGCTCAAGAATTTCATTCATGCGCTGGTTGCGGGCGTCCTGCAAAAACATGAGGCGCGAGACTTCAGATTGGCCCCAGTAATAATCAGGCATGGGGTTAGGGCAAACCTGAATGAAAGGTGATTCGCCCTTAATGAACATTTCCTCATTGGCGCGGTCATAAATGACGACTTGAGGATCGGCTGTTGTCACGACTTGATAGTCTTGGGTTTCATCGTTCCAGACATACAATTCGCACATCTCAACGGTTTCTTCCTCAACCTTGGCCTTCATGCGGTTATAGCCGTAAAGGTCCATATTGACTGTGCCGTACATCGTGGGATCAACAGCCGAGAGCACAATACGATCAACGCCATCGGGCACATATTGAGGCTCATGCGCGGTCGTCTGAATCCGCCGCACAATTGAATCACGGTTGGGATGGGCGTAAAGGCGAGCGTAGAGATCTGATTTGGTGATGTAATACCAGTGCACAAAAGCTTCTTGCCGGTCGGTATAGGCAATGTCCTCGCGCAACACACCAAAATTGGCTGGATCAACATAGTATGGGTTAATTGTGGAGTTATGCACAATTAATTTTACAAAGGCCGAGTCATAGACCAATGACCATACGAGGGCTTGCTCAAACACGCGGTCAGCGTTGGAATGATTCCATTCTTCGTTAAGTGCTTGAGATAGCCGAGGAATTTTCTTGTATTCAGCTTCAGGGGCCGACGCGCCGAGGTTAATGGTAAAGCGCGTTGAGTCGGCGGAATAAAGAAAGGACACAAGCTGGTCAATATG